CGACGACCCGGATATCCGAGCCCGTGACCGCGCCCGAATCAAACGGGATCGTGCCGCGGAACGCCGTGCCGGTGATCGCGGCAGCAACCGCGGCGCCGACATTCGTCCAGGTCGCGGCGCCGTGCGGCGAGCTCTGCACCTGCAAGGATGCCGTTGATGCGGTACCGGCGGTGTCGCCGTCCATGTTGACGACGACAGCGGCATCGCCTTTCACGCCGGCGGGCAAGACTGCCGTCGCGCTCGTGAAAGTCGCCGTCTCCGTGGTCGCGGTGAGTAAGGTCAAAACGGTAGCGCGCACCAGCGCGTCGGTGTATTGAAGGCCCATTAGCGTTTTCTCCTGGAAGGGGTGGGGTCTCGATGAGTAGGAACGGGATCGCGGTTCTTAGGCTCGTGGGGCGGAGCCTTCTGATCCTCCGGGGTTGGGAGCCGCGCTTTGCCCATCGCAATCACCGTGTTGGCAACGTGAGTGGGCACTTCCAAGATTTCCCCTGGCCGCGCGGCGTGCCCTGGACGGGCGATGAAGCCCTCCAGGACTAGCACGTGCACGGATGGCGGAATGAAGCGCGGCATGGCCTTAAGCGTCGAGGCCGGTCGCGACCGCGAACGATCCCGGGTGACGAATGGCGACGTCCGCCATCTGGAAACTCGTCACCTCGATCAATCCCTGCTTCTTCAAGCTATAGGGATCGACGATCATTTCCATGGCGCCGCCGAACTGCCCGATCAGCACGTCCGCCCAGTTGCCATAGATCAGGCCGTGGAACGAGCCGCCGGTCGGCGCGCCCGCCGCGCCCATCGTCTTCGCCACCTGGTTGGTCGCGCGCGCGGTATAGCCGTTCATCTCGCCGCCCTGCTGCAGCGGACCCTCCCACAAGGGCGCGCCCTGGGCGACCGCGGCGCCGGGGAACTTCAGGGTATTTTTCGCATCCCCGGCGATTCCTGGGGTCGTCATGTACCCCAAGGTGCCGAGCAACGCGTTGGCGTTAGCGACCAAGACCTCCATTTGGATGCAGCCCGCATAGCTGATCTTGTTGCCGGTGAGCCCGTAGCCGCTCGAGAACGTGAAATCGACCGTTCCGACGCCGGGTTGATTGTAGATCCCTAAGGGCTGGTTGTTTTGCCCGGTCCCGTGAATCGCCGCGAGGTCATACGCCAAGGCGTGCGCCGCGGCGATCGAGGATCGGACGAAGGCCTCGACGTCGACCGACGCCTGGATCAAGAGCTGCCGGCTGTAGGCCGAGCTCGCCATCAAGGTATGCGGGTTCAACGTGACGAGATCGGTCGTCGGGTTGCTGCCGGTGACACCCGGTGAGCCCGGGTTCTCCGCGATCCAGCTCGCGACCGCGTCCGTCAATTGCCGCGGGAAGGCGATCGGCGAGGATAGGCCGGTGAGCACGCGCGCGCCCATCGCGACGACCAGCGCCATGTTGCGCAGGATCTCGATCAGCTCGCCGCCGTACTCGGTGAAGACGACTTCCTTCAACGCATTGACGGTGTTCGAATCGATCACACCAGAGCGCTGGAATTGCAGAATCAATTCGCGCGTCGCCGGCGACATGGGTTTTGCTGTGCCGCCAGATTCTCGGATCCCGGAGCCCTGCAGCGACATCGGAATGTAAATGCCACCGTGGCGCTTGTAGCTGTTCGGCATCGTGCGCTCGAGCGCGTCGGAGACCTCAATCTCGAGACATTTCACGTTGCGCATGCCTTCTCGAACATCGGCGGCCGCGGCGATCGCGCGCGCGTACGAATAGGCGCGTGCATCCTTCGCGGGCAGATCGATCCCATTATTGGTCGACGGGCCCGTGAGCGTTTCCTGGCGGGTGCCCTTCGCCTCGAGGATGATCTCGCGAACCTTCTCGATCGAGTGACCGGCCTCGAGCCATTCGGCGGTCTTGTCGGCCATGCCGTGTTGACGGGCCAACCGAGCAATGTCGGTCGGAAGTTTGGCTTTCGCCTGTGCAGCTGCTTCCGCCGCCGCGCGCTCGGTTTCGTTCATCGTCCTTTGCTCCTGTGATACCGCGGGGGCGGCGTTGGTTGATCGAATCAAAACGGGAAATTGAATGTCGCCGGCGCCGCGTTGTGCGCTGATGCCGACGGAGTTATCCGCGGGTACTGGAGCCAGTGAGGCCTCGAGCGGCGTCCAGCGCGTCGCCCGATAGGCATCGCCCGCTTCGGCGGTGCCCGGGGTGTACTCGTAGGATTGCACCGAATAGCCGACCGAGACCTCGCGCAATCCCTCATCGACCATCGAGCGCTTTTCCTGCGCGCCCGCATGGGAATAAAACTTTGCGGTACCGGCGAGCTTGCCGCCTTTCGTCTTCAGCCCGCTCACGCGGCCGATCGGCTGACTCGAGTTGTGATTCCAAAGGAGGTTCATCCCCGTGGCTCCCCGCTCGAGATTCACAGCGTCAGCGGAGTGATCGAGTGTTTCGGTGTACCAGCCGCGATCGATCGGCGTATCGCTCGAGAGCTCAATATCGTAAAGCTCGTCGTCGCCCTCCTCGTCATCATCCTCACCGTCGCCCGGGCCGGCCGCCGCGCGAGCTGCTCGAGCTGCGGTCCGAGCGGCCGCTGCGGCGATCGCTTCGGCCGATTTCGATCGCTTGGTGATCGTCGCGACCACGTCGACGCGTTGCATCGGGAGTGCCGTCGGTGTCTTGTCCTTTGGATCCATGAATCAGCCCTCGCGAAGGTAGGTGTTGGATACGAGCCGCAGCCGCTCGCGATTGCGCAGTGCGCGCGCGTTCCGTGCCTGGCGGATCCGCATGCTGCGAGCGCCGCGACCGGAGGAGTCCGACGCGTTTGATTTCTCTTCCTCGTCCGCGGTCTTCCCGGTATCGGCCGCTACGGCGCCGGCGGCGACGCCCAGGCCCGTGAGCTCGAGGCCCAGCTCCTCGATGATCTCCTGCTCCTCGGCGAGCTCCTCGGCGATCTCCTCGAAGTCGTTGCCCGCTTCGGCGCACACGCGCTGCCGGGAATTGAGGCCGTTATCGATCTCGGCGACCGAGGCGTTGACGTCCTTCAACGGATCGACCCATTCCCAACCGCGCGGGACGAACGCAACATTCAAAAACGATTCCGCCGGGCGACCGTCCAGCACGAGCTCACCTGAAAGCTCCGCGTAGTAGATCCACTCCGCGAAGACGTTCTCGAGGACTCTGGGGATCCATAGGGCTTGCAGCGACCGCCATTCATCGCGCTCGATCAGCATGTCGGCGCGGATGCTCGAGTAGTTGACGCCCTCGAGATCGCTCGCGAGACCGTTGTAACCTACCCCTAAGCCCGCGGCGATCCAACGCTGTATCGCTTTCAAGAAATTCGGGAACGCGGTCGAGGGATGCTCTGGGTTCCATTCCTTGAACTCGTAGCCGGGCGGCAGTTCCTCGAACGAACCCGGCGAGGCTTCCATTTCGATCTTGGCGCGCGGATTGGTGCCATCCGATACCGGCGGCTCGCTGTCGCCGGCCTCCTTCATCTGGAAGAAGCCCATCTTGGACGAGCCGATGCGCGCCGCGACGACCTCGGCCTCCACGTACCCGTCCAGCATCTTCGCCGGCATCATCACCGAATTGAACCAGGTCGTACCGCGCGACTGCATCGAGCGCTCCGGCCGGTAAAAATGGATGATCTCGTCTGCCGGCACGCGGATGCGCTTGCGCGCGGAGATGTTGATGAGGTCGGTCGGATGCCGGTCCCAAAACCAATAGGCGACCGGCCGACCGTAAGCATCGATCTCGACGCCTAAGCGAATCTCGTTCTCGCCACGGGCGGGGGAGCGAAAGAACATGTGATCCAAGAGATCCGGATCGATGACCTGGAGCGCAAAGCGAAATGTGTTCGTTTTGAAGTTCCGGATCTTGCGCAGACAGAATTCGCCATCGGTCGCGGCGGACTGGAGGAGCGATTGCGAGAGCGAGGTCAACGTATGCTGGCCGTCGACGCTGACGTCCTTCGACCATTTGAACCAGGCGGACTCAATTTTTTTGTTGATGACGTCGTTGAGTTTGCCGTCGTTGTTGCGCACGCGGGATCGCAATTTGAATCCGTTCGGCCCAATGACGTTGGTCGCGAGCAGCTTCAAGTACTTGCGGATCAGAGGATGGTTGCGCCGCATCTCCCGTGCGCGGGCGCGAAGCCTCAAGAAGTCGTTGAACATCTCCTGATCGGCGGAGATCGGCGATGCGACCCAGTCCCACCACAGGCGCGACATCTCCGCGCCCTTGAACATCGACCGGGTTTTGCCGCCGACCACCCGGGAGAGCGCCCGGATTCCGGCGCGGGCCATCCTTTTCAGGATTCTCGGTGTCCTCATGTCGACCAGCCGATGAGTTGGATCGCGTCATCGAAGCCGCAGCGGCAGCGCCCGATATTCGGCGTCACGACGCCTTTCGCGTCGATCGCACAGAGCTGCGCCATGACCGATCTGACGTAGCGGCACTCTGGGCACTCGAAGGTCGCGATGCAGCCGTGCGCCCGTGCGTCCGAATCGGCGCGGAACCAAGCGCCCTTCAAGATCGCCCTCACCAGCTATCTCGCGGGAAGCGCGGCAGGGGAAAATCGAGGTTCGTATTCGAGACCGGGAAGGAGAACGTCCCAGGGATTCCGATGCGCCCGGGGTTGCGCTGGCGGTACACGATCCACTTGTACGCGCCGATCATGTCCCGAATTTCCTTCGTCGAGACCTTGGTGATTGAGCGCCCCGCGATCGAGTAGCTCTCGACCGCGCCGCCGGCGATCCGCGCGGCCAGCGTCGTCTGCAACTGGGCCAGGATCTTCTCCTCGGCCGTGAGATAGTCGCCGGCCGCCGCGGAAGCGATGTTGGGCGAGACCATGATCTTCTCGACCGAGACGTCGAAGACCTCGCCATCGGTCCCGGTCAGCCGCTCGACCAGGGTGTAGGCGAGGGAGGCGCCGCCGCCCGGGTTCAAGGGCTGGGTATCAGCGGGAGCCAGTACCACGTGGAACAAAGGCCCGTCGGGCGTAATTTGCGGCGTCGAAGCAAAATTCGCGGTCTGCGGTCCC